TGTCGGTCCCTGAACTGTTGAATCTGCTCCTGTATCACCTTTTGATCCGGTGAAACCAGTATCGCCTTTAGAACCAGTGAAACCTGTTGAACCACGAGAACCTGTAAAACCAGTAGCACCTGCGACTGTAGAAGCAGAACCAGTAAATCCTGTTGTACCAGTGTCACCGCCGGAACCAGTGAAACCTGTACCACCCAGTGATCCTGTATAACCAATATCGCCCTGTGACCCTGTGAATCCTGTTGCACCTGCTGAACCTGTGAAACCCGCACCCTGAGAACCAGTATAACCTAATGTTCCCTGAGAACCGGTGTATCCTTGATCACCAATAGCACCAGAAGACGCATCAACCCATTGTGAACTTGAACCATCATCATAGTATATTTTTAATTGCGCCTCTTCTTCGTTCCACCACAAATCGCCGTCAGAGGGGGCTCCGGGAGCAGAGGAAGATGTTGTAACAGAAGCACCACCGCCACCACCTGATCCTGTGAATCCAACAACGCCAGCGGAACCAGTAAAGCCCGTATCGCCCGTAGTACCTTTTGATCCTGTGAAACCTGTTTCACCATCAGTGACAGTTGGATCAGCGAAGAGAACCCATTGCTGTGAGTTTCCATCGTTGTAATAGAAATAAGATTTGCCAGTTCGAGTGTCGAACCAGATAGTTCCATCACCTGCTGTTGGTGCTGAAGCAGAAGAGACTACATTAGAAGAACCGAGAGAACCTGTATATCCAAAAGAACCTGTAAAACCAGTGCCACCCAGTGATCCTGTAAAGCCGACAACACCTTGCGATCCTGTAAATCCTATGACACCTTGATCACCTTGACTTCCTGTGAAGCCAGTGACACCTTGATCACCTTGACTTCCTGTGAAGCCAGTGACACCTTGATCGCCTTGACTTCCTGTGAATCCTGTTGTGCCTCTACTACCAGTGAAACCTATGACACCTTGGTCGCCTTTACTGCCCGTGAATCCGATAACACCCTGATCACCTTTAGACCCAGTGAATCCTGTTGTGCCGGTGTCGCCTTTAGAGCCTGTAAATCCTGTTGTGCCAGTATCACCTTGACTTCCTGTGAAGCCAGTGACACCTTGATCACCTTGACTTCCTGTGAAGCCAGTGACACCTTGTTGAGAAAGAGTAATTAATGACGTTCCGTCAGATGAATAGAGGATTTCATCTGCGACATTGATAGCAAGTTCGCCAACATCAATAAATGAAGACGCACCTGAATTTGTGGTGTTAGGCGTGTTTCCAGCAACGGAAGACCGCTTAATTTGAAATTTATTTGCCATCTCTAATTCTCTATATAGAGTTCAATAAAGGATTATATAATCCTAATACTAATATTATTTATTTTTTAATATATCAACTTCTTTCTTCAGGTCTTTGACTGCTTCAATTAAATATCCAACCAAATTACCATAAGAAACAGTGAGATATTCTCCGGTGTTGTCCACTAGTTCAGGAGCAATTTCTTGCATTTCTTGTGCGATTACACCACTTTCTTCTCTACCACCTTTCGTGTATGAAACACCACGCATATCATAAACTTTTGTACCATCAAGAGTTTCTATGTTGTCTTTCAATCTCACATCAGAAGTTGAGTTGAAATTAGCTGCCGACATATCACCTGTTATGGTTACAGAATTTGTACCAGAGTTGAAAACAAATCCAGATGATCCCGCTAATGTTCCACTATTATTAAACTGAACCTGTGTGTCTGATCCGGCGACACCAGATGGAGCGGGTATCCAGTCATAATCAGTGCCAGTCCAACTCAACACCTCAGAAGATGCTGCTGAACTGGTGTTTAAGTGAGTATCTACATCTGAATTGGTATAACCAGCATTATCTACCCACGCATAATCTGTTCCATTCCAACTCAGTACATATCCACTTGTTGGATTGGTTTGATTTAGATGTGTATCTACTCTAGCATCTGTATAGTAAAGGTTAGTCGAACCTTCTGATACATCATCAGTATCAGCTGCTGCAATTCTAGCATCTGCTCTAGCATCTGTATAGTAAAGGTTAGTCGAACCTTCTGATACATCATCAGTATCAGCTGCTGCAATTCTAGCATCTGCTCTAGCATCTGTATAGTAAAGGTTTGTTCCTTCACTTAAATTTGTTGTTGACTTAGCAGTGAATCCTGCATCTACTCTAGCATCTGCTCTAGCATCTGTATAGTAAAGGTTAGTCGAACCTTCTGTTATTTCATCCGTATTATCTTTTGTTAATATTTGAGTATCAACGTATGCTTTTACTGACTGTTGTGTTGGAACTAATGCATCACTGTTAGATAACATGGTATCTTCATCAATAAATCCATTGATTACGTGTGCTGAATCCGCTGGCACCGCGCCAGTAATTATTAAATCAGTGCCATCATGTTTTATTGTAACATCCGATCCAGTACCAAACGACAACGGAATATTATCATTAACCCTTGGACCAGAAGAAGTGAAGATTAGAAATCCGCTGGTATGAATATCCTGTGCATCTGATCTTAAAAACGACGTTGAATCTAAATTATCAAATGTATTTGCGTTACCTGAAATCTCAACGCCATCAGCAGAGATGTTTGTGAGACCCGATCCATCGCCCCAAAATTTAGTAGCACTAACATCTCCTACCACGGTAAGCGCATTAGAACTAGGTGCTGTGTTGACGCCGACTCTATTATTTGTAGTATCTATGTATAGGGTATTAGCATCGAAGTTTACATTTGAACCCGTTACGTTTAACACAGTGCCATTGTGGGTGAAAGTGACATTCGGACTGCCACCAACGATTACACTGGTGGAAGTATGAATGTCTCCTGCCACATCAAGTGCATAGGAAGAACTGGGTGTTGTGTTGACTCCGACACTATCTGCGGATGTGTCTACAAAAAGGGTGTCTGTATCGACTATAAGATTGGCAGAAACGGTCACTGTATTTGTAACATTGACCGCTCCAGTTGAGTTGATACCATCGAGGGTCTCAAACTTCTTATTCGCCATTAGTTATACTCTCTTTTAAATTCTTTTAAAGTTGAAAAATACCACTAGCATTCCACTCAATTTCGATATTTGAATTGTTTGGCGACACAGGCAGACCAGAAACGCTAGTATCTAAAAACGCAACAAGACGCGAAGTTGCTTCATCGCCAGTATCAATCCAAATGAGTAATGCATTACCTGTAGCTACTGGAACGCGGGGGGCCAGATCACTTGCGGGAAAAATCACATCATCACCATCAAATAACCCACCGACAACTGTTGTGTTTCCTATAGTTATTGTTGACAACACACCTTGATCGGTAACATCATCTAAATCACTATAAAATGTATGACTAACATCATATGGTGTAAGAGCTGTATTGATTAAGGATACCTTTACATTAGTGCCTGTAAGAGATATATCTGTGGATCCGCTTATAAGTGACTCTTTATATTTTGGATAAATCGCATTAGCCACCTACCTTCTCTCCCTTAACTTGATCGGACTTTGTTTCTTTTTTTTGTGTCGCGTGTTCGAGTTTGTAGATTGATGCATCAAGTTCGCGTATCTTCTCATCTTTTTCTAATAATGATTCTCTCAAAAATATGTTTTGAACTTCCATGTTTAAGACATCGGATTGAAGGGTATCAAATTTCGATCTTAAAACTTGTATATATTTATTCACAAATTGCGCGTTAGCATCTTCAGACATAATTTACTCCATACTATTTGTCATAATAAAAGGGGGAGAAATTCTCCCCCGATTCTCAGTACTATTTAGAACGTTCCACCATCAAGTGTTCCGAACTCAGGCACGCCACCCGAACCTGCTTGCAGTACTTGACCTTCAGTGCCAGCGGCTGTTACGTCAAGTGCATTTGAACCGTCACCGTAGATGATACCGTTGTCAGTAAATGAAGTTACGCCAGTACCACCTTGAGGCACCGCGAGTGCGGTTGTCAGTGTTAAACTAGCAGCGTCAAGAGCACCAACGTCTAAGGCAGCAAGAGATTGTCCCGTGGCATCATATGCCATTCCTGTTGGTTCAACAGTAAGACCATCGAGCAGTTTCCAAGTACCTGAATCAGACGCATCTCGAATGAATCCAGAATACTTCTCAGCACCGTCATTATATTGACCATATACACCGAAGTCGGTAGTTGTGTTAGCACTAGATGACGCAAGACCAATCATGTTGTCTTCAACAAGCAACTGAGTTGTGTCGATAGTTGTTGTGGTACCCGATACTGTGAGGTTACCGGAAATGGTTACGTCATCTGGGAGACCGATGGTTACGGATCCAGTCGATGTATCAACTTCAATTTCGTTTGCGGTACCAGTGATGTCACTTACATAATCGCCAGTCAGTTGCGAAGTAGCGATAGAAAGTGTACTATCAATGACATGCAAACCAGTCGTGTTAGCAACAAGTGAAGTATCGCCAGAATCATCGACATTCACTCCGCCAGCTGTTACGGAAATACCGTTGGCGGCAGTAACAGACAGTGAATGTGCAATCGTTTCACCTGTAGTCGCACCCGTTGATTCAATACCGTTTCCGCCAGTTACCGTTGCAACATAGTTTCCTGTAGTATCAGTGCCAAGTGTAACATCATCAGAGATTTGAGAAGCAGTAATTGAAAGATCACCTTCGTGCTGCGTAATCATTCCGGAGGTAATATCGCCATTTTGAATTGTAGAGTCAACCCAAGCACTTCCGTTATATCGGAGGAACTCACCAGTAGCAGCAGCAGTGATTGTAACATCTGACACATCATTTAATGCTACGGTTGTCAGGTATGTACCCAGATCGCTGATTTGTGATTCAGTGATAGAAAGTGTACTATCAATGATATGCAAACCAGTTGAGTTAGCAACAAGTGAAGTATCGCCAGAATCATCGACATTCACTCCGGCAGCTGTTACGGAAATACCGTTCGCGCCAGTAACACTAATGTCATCTGCGGCCACAGTTATACCGTCACCTGCGCCAACATTGAGTGTGACATCACCCGCAGTACCACCACCTGTAAGACCGCTACCAGCAACAACACTTTCAATATCACCTGCATCATTAGTAAAACTGAATTCACCAGTACTTGAGTTATAACTGAGATCACCAGCTGCACTAAACAATCCGCGGATATCAGAGTCGACTACTGCCAGTGTATAAGTATCAGTGCCATTCGCGTATGAACCTGAGAGGGCATTACCTGCTGTTAATGTAGCATCAACCCACTTCGCTTCAGTCGCGTCATAAACAAGGAAAGCACCTTCAGCGGGTGTTGCAACATTCACATCTGAAACATCATTTAGATTAGAAACGCCAGCGCCTGCAACCGAGTCAACATATGCTTTGATTGATTCAGAAGTAGCGAGAGCAGTATTTGAAACACCACTGTCAAAGCCGTCTACATCGATGACAGATGTTACTGCATAGCCTGATACTGTAAGACTAGCTGTATCCAATGAATCTATCTTTCCGGTACTATTCGCAACGAGTGCTTGATTTGCAGTTAAAACTCCAGGTGTCTGTTCACCGCCAATACGAATATTAGCAGAAGAACCATCTGGATGTCCAATATATAATACATCGCCGTTAGCGGTGTAGGCTAATTCGCCATTAGCTAAATTTGGTACGGTCGCGTTATTTAACGAACGCTTGATTTGCATTAAGTTTGCCATTGTTTTTTCCTATTTGATGGTACCGGTTATTATTCTTATTACCTTATTATTTATAATATTAAAATGTTCCACCATCAAGTTCCGCCTCAACAACTTCATAATTAAGGGTTGAGGAATTGTATTGAAGAAATGCTCCATCAACTTTATTGACAGCCTCAACATTTCCTATTGATTCTATAGTATTCACTGTTGCCGTTGATCCTTCTCTAACAACATTTCTCAGAGAAACTGGTTTATTGGTGCTACTCAAAACTGATCCAGATTGATTTAAAGCAATTCTATAACCACCTTGTTGTAATGCCATTATCGTGTGACTCCTGGGTTAATTGTTACGATTCCTTCCATGATCCTGGAAATAGTACCATCTGAGGTATAAGTTAGTTCCACATCATAAAGATATCGGCCGTGATCCATAGCATTAGAAGTAGCCGCATCAAGTTCCAATTGAACAGTACCAGTGTCAGCTTCTATCGTTACAGTAAAACTATTATAAGTTGTCGAGGTATAATATTTTCTAATATGAGATTCACCGGTGTATCCTGTGAGACTTAACGCAGTACCATCATCATCTGTCAATGTAACAGAAGTGATGAAATCCGATCCTTGATCAATATTGAGATTAGCCTTTGTTCCCATTATCGTGTCTCTATTCTGACAATGTTAAACGAATGTGTGTTGGCGCCAGTTGCTGAGTCACAGGTGGCCGACAATACTACATTCGCTCCGCTGATGCTTGGTGTTATTACTGCGTCAAAGTTATTGGTGAGTTCACCGTATCGAGTAAAAAATATATCGGTGTCATTATGACCACACATCAATTCAAGAGTAAACACGCTGGAAGCGTCACTGTTGACTCCATGAATAATATATTTGAATCCTTTAGAAGTTGTTTTATCAAACTGATCAATCACAAAAGTTGATGAACTTGTTGTGGATGCATTGGCCGTGAACATTCCTCCATCAGGAAATGTTATATCTCTAACAGATAGGTTTCCAGTGACATCCAGGTTTACAAGGTTGGCAGTATCAGAGACATCCAGATTTGCACAAAAAGCAGTATGAGTAATGTGTATGTTTGCAAAATGCCCCTCTGAGAATTGATAAGTGGTGTTTCCTACAGTGTAAGTGAGATCGGTGTTTGCAATGACATTTTCAAAACCAGTGTTACTTGAACCAAAGTTTAATTGTCTATCAACAGTCAATGTGTTGGCGACTGTTACCAAATTACAGTCAGTATCAAACGTAGCGTTTGAAGAGATAGTCAATAGAGCAGCGGAAATATTACCGCTGACATCTAAGTTGCCGCCTTGTAAACTGTCAACCACGGAAACAGTGTTAGCAACAAATGATCCAATTAATCTGGCATCACCATTTGTGTTAGCGACAGTGGAGTTAGCAGTGAGGACATCTTCGCGCATCAAAGTAGACATGTCGTTGGTTCTCAACAACCAATCACTGAACGTGTTGTTAGCAGCGTCAATTAAATCAAAACCTGAGTTAAGTGCCATTAAGTTAACCTATTTTCTATGTTATATAACCTACTTTGTAGGTCGCGAACTTCTTTTTCTAAAGAGTCTACTTTCGACTCCAATGTTTTTTTATCAATAATCTCACGCCGGCGTTGTTTATATTTCTCATATTCACTGAGATTATTATTGACTACAACACCATCATCGTTTTTTATGTACTCACTATTTATCAAGCAGATACACCGATTACACGATAATCATTTATCTTTGGTACAGTCACAGAACTAGTAGACAACATCACGGTTTTAATTACAACTCCTGAATATGTGTCATAAATCTCACCAGTAGATCCAAAGTAACGCACGATATTTAAATTTTCTTTATTATTAAATGCTGTATTTGGTGTAGTTAACTTATCTATTTTCAAACCGGCATCAGCAACAATATTGTTATTAGAGACAGGTGTTGATAATGTAATCGCAGTATCGCTGTCAACCGAGGCGATAGAGAATATACCATAGTTCTCATCAGGAAACAAAGGGTCGTAAATTCGAATCACATCGCCATCTGCTAGATCAGAAGTAAAAGTTGTACCAGCACCATTAACAGTTGAATTGGCCAGTGCAGTATTCGCCGTTCCAACTAAAGTTCTATCAGTTGGTGGGAACGAGGGAAATCCAAATTCATATTCACGGAAATCGTCGTATTGATTAGTCACACTAAATTCATTAGCTGACTTCAGTTCCAACTTCGTCCAAGACTTATCACCGATCGGTTCTGGGTCTTCACTATTTATAATTTTCGCAAAGCACAGAACATCAGTACCAGGTGGTCTATATGAATTATATATAACGCGAATGTCTTCAGCTGCATTTCCTTCACCAAATGTTAACATTCTTGATATGTGTTTAGAGGCAGAATTACCGTATGCAGTATGCTCATTGGTAGAATCATTATTAATAACCCACTGTGTTGATGAAATATTAACATCATTGATATTAATCGTGGGTGTCTCAAATGATAACAAGTCTTGCGGTCCAGTGTATTCAACTTGGAGAGCAATATTAGCAGACTTAGCACCTGAAAGGTTGGCAACTTCCAATGATCTAGATAAAATATACGCAGTATTGTTGGCAATTAAATTTGATCTGAATAAATCTAGGGTTGCCGGGGCGGTCATTCCATTGGTACTATTGGCGAAACTATATGTTCCCGAGACTTTATAGTTTGTGGGAAGTTTCATATCCATGCTAGTCGAGAATGCTGAGATAGGCACTTTATCTAAAGAAACAACATTCGCTGAAACACCAGATTCAGTGCCGATAATAGTATTGCCAGCCATTATTTTTCGCGTTGAGTTAGCAGTACTTTCAGTCAAATACAACCGACTATTAGAAGCAGCAAAATTTGTTACTTCGGCTGTTGTAGTTCTAATGTAAGTACCAGCGATGGTGTTCATTACAGGTTCACCAACTTTAACTAATGTGGCACTCTCAAGTCCGCCGCCGGACGCTGTTGGAGAATCTCCGATTTGAACCACCTCTACTTTTGTTGGATCACCAGTGTCTATCAGAACAATTACTTCATCGTCAGTCAAAGCAGTGAAGTCGGTGCCTACACCGATTAAATCTGTCGTGCCTGCGGTGATAGAGACGGTTCCAGTCTGCGCGGTAGCGGAAACATACACAATTTCACCAGCGAAGAATTTTAAACCACCTCCAGTAGGAGCGGTGATAGTATCGACAGTTAAGAATTCATCTTCATCGTTGTTTATAATAAGATCGATATTGGTTGATACGTCATATTCCGCAGCGTGTATCTCGAACTTTAGTTCAGTTTTGGGTCGGTTTTTAAAGGCACTGTTTATCTGACTGTTGGGGTCAGAATTACCATATTCAAATAAACCACCCCTATAATCTTTCTTTGCTCCTGGTGACGCATCGTTAGTACCAAGTGTTCTATCGCCAGATTTACAGTCCCATAGAATGTATCCTGGATCTTCGAGGTCAATCACAATACCATATTGCCGACCGGTCTTCAACGAAATCGGATCAGAGAACGCAAAGGTTGTACCAACAGATGCATCTGAAGAAGCAGTAATATTGCCATATTTCATTTTTTTAATTGATTTCGAATATTGACTTGTTACCACTGGTTGCCCATTGTCAACATCAACCAAAAATATAGTAACTCCTGGACTTTGAATGCCAGATGCATTTGAAATTGCATCTGGTTTTGCTTTGAAGAACAGTGTAATATCAGAAATATCAACTTCATCAACATTGTCGAGTTTGTTTACATCCAAGTCAAATGTCTGTATAAACTCAAAAGGTATTTCTTGATAAGTTTGTGCGGGACCCGGGTGAAGATATCCGGGGGATCCGAAGATTACCGGATCAGGGTTGGTTGATAAACCTGAATTTATCGTAAAGACACCACCACCGGCATCTGTTAGTTCAGATACAGGTAAAACAATCAGATCAGATTTTGGGCTTTCAGTTAAGGATTGTTCAATCTGCGTATACAGACCTGAACGATTAAAGTTTCCTCTGCGCCACAATCCATGCCAGAAAATTCTCAACTCTAATTCGCCATCGTCATCACTTAAAAAGTCGTCTCCACCCCAACTGTATCCATACTTGGAGTTTGAAATCAGTCGGCGGTTCGATCCTGTTATTAAGCGATTAACAAAGTTATTATAGTATCTTGAACGCCCCCGAGGGAAACAAAACCCTGTGATATCATAATAACTACTTGTTCTGACATTACCAGACTTTGGCGCTACAAAATTTTCATTGGGAACTAATACTTTGTATTTCGTGTTTGCTTTTAGGTTCTCAAATTCAAACTCTCCATATCCACCCCGGAATCCTTGATTATATCCTCTAAGTTTAAATTCTACGGTGGCATCAGACAGTCCAACACGATTGGCTAGTGAACTAGGTATATCTAGCAACTTCTCGCCTTTTTTTGTGTTACTCATTCAATTACTTCCTTTATTTAAGTGAAAATCTGGCCGTGCTAACGAGGCCCGAACCAACCATCGATCTATCTAATGAACCACCAGAAGAATAACTAACATCTGTTGTTGATGGTGCTGTTATATTATATCCTGTCAGATCAGGTATTGTCATGCCACCGAGATTTGTTGGCAGATATGTTGAATTAATTTTCTGAACCGCTTCTTCAATTTTAGTTTTCTGTACAATAGGTATCTGAGTGGTGACGGGTGGCGGGTCAAAACTCGCACTAGGACTAAACCCGAGTAAATCTTCCCTATTTGTCTTAGGAAGTCCTGTATCAGGTGTCTTGATCGGCACAGGAGTTTTCACCGGTCGTATACATATTGGCCAACGGACTGGCCGCGTAGGCGGCTTATAAGTCGGCTGCCATGGGGGTTTGATGACCGGATTACTGGGTGAAGGTGGTCTATCAGGATTAGTTGCCCAAACGGGTAACTGTATATCATTTAGACAGTCTCTCGGATATGTAATATAGTACTCATGGGCCCACGAAGCTTTCACCACTCTCACCTTCAAGTATCGACCAGCACTAGCATTATATGGAAAAGTTAGAACACCAATATGTGTGGTCCAATAGTTCTGCACAGCGTCCTTACTCGATTGTGCGAAGTCTTTGCGACCCGTCCAGTTTGGCGCCCAATGCTTGTTTATGTTATAGTTTGGGTCTTTATTCTGTAGTTGTCGCCTTCTGTCTGGTGTGATATTAGTAGGAGTTAAAGTCTGACTATTATATATCTCTGTAAATCCAGTTGACGGCGATGACGATTGGAAAATTTCGAATCTATCCTTTCCGCCGTACAAATCAAATTCGATCGTAATGTTCATCCCATCAGCATCGGCATTTGAAGACAGTGTAAATGTATTTTCTTCGAATACCGTACCGTTGTTTGCATTCTTTCGGTGATGGTTTGAAATAAACACCTCGGTATTGCAAACAGTGATCTCCGGCGGCGGAGGATCGATATCAACGATTACCGGTCCATCGGTGATATCATTCTGAGAAATAATTTTGCGTCTGTCGGAGGATAATTTTGCTTCGTGTAAAGAGACAAAACTATTTTTTGTATTTTCATCCATATTCAACTTAATATTGTAAGACTCGCTCGCTGGCAATAATAATCCGCCAAAGAAAGTTGTGTTCTGCTCTGGATGTGCGAGATCAGTAAAACTGGCACTTGTAAAATTATCAACAAAAAATCCAAACTTAAATCTTTCTAATGTTGAATCAACTGAACTCGGAATAGTCTTGTCTTTTACCTGATCTTCTGTTTCACTTAAATTGACATAATACTCCAGTGTGGCAATTCTTCGTTCAAGTTTGCCAATCTCTTCCATTGTATATCCGGGTGCCTGATCATCGATTGAAGAGATTTTAGTTGTGTATCGTTGCCTTCTTAGTTTAGCAGATGAACCCGCAAGTCCAGTTTCGAGAATGTCAACAATTTCAGTTGACAATGCGCCAGGCAAAGTTGGATATGCAGGTACATTAATTTCATAAAGATTTAATTCTGATGCAGTTTTAGTGGGTGTTTTTTTAACATCAGTTAAAACAGTATACGGCCGACTTTGGTCGTCCTTCGCAATCACAATATCTTTTCGGGGATTATAAAATACCATTGAACAGAACATATCACTTTCTGGCGCGGGAAACTTTATAGTCCCAGCAAATCGTGATGCATCAACTGCTTTTAATGGGTTTACCGGAGCGTCTGCGGCCGCGGTATTGGCAGTTACCGTGTTCGATGTGACTGGTCTAAAATCAATCGCTTCTCTTAGATCGTGATAGTTACCAGTGCCGCCAACAAACTCTGGAATCTCAAGTGTATTGACATTTGCCGTCAGGTCAGTTAAAGCAACACCATCTTCAACAGTGTATGAACTGACAGTCTTGACACCTTGTCCAGAGTGTGATGTATAATCAAACTCAACGAGAATAAACTTGTTCTCTAAACTCAGACTTGATCCGTATTTCAAGTGTAAGGATCCGAGATCATAATAGTTTTCAGTGTGATTTGCGTCAATATAAAACTGATCAGTAACATTCGTATCGGTCTCATCGACAGCAGAAGCAGAACCCAGATAAACATTTCTAAGACGAATGATGTCTGAATGACCAAGACACCAAGGACCAGACGAACCAGCAGCATTGAGGTCGGTATTTATTTTCACAAAAACATTTCTTACGGCAGTTTTAGCAACAGAGTTGGTCGATGTTCCGTCAGCGCGTTGATTGTATACTACGGAGACATTTGCAGCTGCCGAGATGTTAATGTCCATATCTACTGTTAAAGTAGAACCGGTCACTGTCGCAGTAGCATCGGGTCTGCCAGATAATGGTATTGGGACGCCGGTAGGATAACACCGCGTTAGAGCGCCAGTAGAAAGCGTTGAGGTGGGCAAATAATTCAATACTGTATCACTTACAACTTCCTTGACAAGAACAGTGGTGGCACCAATTTTAATATAATCGCCTGCACTTAGAGTGGTAAGAAAAGCAGACGCGCTGGCGGTGAGCACCCCTGTTGTTGATGAGACCCAAGTGCCAAGCGAGAGAGTGTCAATAAAATCTTCTTCGGGAGTAATGATCAATTCTCTTTCTTCAACAAAAGATAACGCGCCACTATAATTCCAAGTCGCGTTGGTGTCTGCCGAAAGTGTGAAGATTCCCGCCGTGCTGGATTCGACATTGGTCGCAGTAGATCGGTATTGATAGTCAACATTTGCTACCGACTTGAGAGGATATACTGTATCAAACAACAGAGAGTTTCTGTTTGTTTCTTTCATTACAGCACCGGTACCTGAGGTCGCGCCTGCCACCGGTTCTAATATCAAATCGCCGATTGCCCCAGCAACGAAGATTGATTTAACATCAAAGAACTTTTTGCCTTGACTCATTTTAACATCAAATAAGTACACGCGATAAATTGCTTCTGGTGTACCTTCAATACCATTCTCGTGTATAATTGAACGAACTCTCGCGTCACCTATTTTGGCGCCGGGAGTAGCAATCGCAATATCAATACTGGTACTCAAATAATTTTTAGCAGTACTATGTAACTCTATTTGACTGCCGGTAGTGAAGTTGTGGAATCCAGCAAACTCACTAACACGAATATAGTTACCATAATAAATGTCTATATTGGCATTTGCTAATGTTGTTTCCCTAGTTCCCTTCTCTACATTCTCTGAATAGTTTCTAATTGTCTGAACACGCTTACCATTAATATATGCGTGACCAGGATCAATTACATAAGAGAAGTGTGAGTCGGTGTTGGCGATGGACAGTGTTGAACGAGTTTGTAAGTTAAATCTATCCAGTACATAGTTACCGGACTCTTCATATGTTCTCCTGGCAAGTTCGTCACCTAACTTGTCATATTGTGTATCTTCTAAAATTGAAAATACACGACCCTCGGAGAAATTCACGAGAGGAAGGTATTCTGAATTTCCTTCTGCCTCTTCTTTAGTTTTATTTGTAAGTATCGGCACTAACTGAAGTCTATCAGCTCCTGGTGCATTTTCATTTAAGAATCCAGCAGAATTATCAAAGAGTGAGGTATCTTGAGAAGAAGTTATAATTGATTCTTGGGTAACATATCCAACCGACTCTTGGTCAGGTGAAGTATTATACTTGCTGATAATCAAAGATTGTGCGTCAGTTCTCAGAAAATGTCCTTTCTGATAAATCACACCCTCTGATACAGAAACACCATAACCGAATCCTATAGGATTAGTGGCAGAATTAGAAACAGTAACATTTGCTAAAAAGTTATCTGCCGTCAATACCAGTGCAGTAATGGTGCTCGGTTGATTGTTTTCGGTGGACACTGTAATGTGAGGAACAATCCGATATCCTGTTCCTTTATTTGTCATCGTGACTGTATTGATGCCACCCTCACCGGTGGTGGTCAGACTTGCGTTCGCACCCTGTCCGACGAAATTAGCTAATACGGAATCTGAAATACCTTTAGCGGTTACAGTAATGTCCTGATTTATTTCAAAATCCCAATTATCGGTGTTCGCAATCTGTAAGTCGCTGGTGAGTGGTTTGATCCGTAAAGTGACTGCCTGTGTATTGGCGGTTGTGTCAACGGAAATCACGGTCGCATTCGCGCCGGTGGAAGATTGAGTAATGATGTCGCCGGCCGCGAACACTACTGAACCAGTCGTATTTGAGAATGTTGTGCCGCCAGTAGTGTTCTGCACTTCAATTGCGCTTAGAACTACAATACTGTCGGTGTTAGAAAATCCACTCGATCGAGCGACCACTCGTATTTCTTCTATTCGATTGTCGTTGTTATATATTGTTAAATTTTCGTCAGCAGCAAATGATGCGACATTACCGGCAGTGCCATCATTGAGATAAGTGACATACAAAGTGTTTAAATCTGGATTCTGTAATTCAAAACCCGAGACTGTTGAATTGATCTTGGCAATTTTACCAAGCGCATTCTTGGCAAACAATCCTTCATAGTTGGACACCGCAACTGCAAAATTTCGATCGGTAGTATCTCGTAGTTTAACATACGGAATCTTTTTCTGAAATGAGAATTGACAACCTTCAAGGACTGTTCCTCTCTGTAGAATATGATCTCCAAAAGTTTCTATCTGCTGTTGCAACAAAGTCTGTAGTTGGTTTAATTCTCGTACCTGAACAGGGACAGACGGTTGGAACAGTATTTTGTAATAGTCTTTATCTTCTCGATAATCATCGAAATAAGGAGTGACTGATAGGTCTGTTTCAATTGACATTCTTTAAAACTCCAAAATAATACGGATTTGTTCTGATTGAGTTGATTCTCTTGTAACGGATACATCGTTCTGTAGATAGATGATATTGCCGCTCGTTGGATCGATATCACCATCATATTTATAAAACCCACTCTCAAAAATCTCACCAGAAGTGACACCAACAATATTGATATTTGTTGCAAGATTGCCCGATAATCTTGTTAAACTCAGCTGAGTTGTGTTTGATGAGTGTACACGAGCTGTCGATATTACAACATTGCTTGAGTTAGTTTGTTTGACTTCTTCATCGTTTGTAAACTCACCTCCGGTGCCCACACAACGAACCATCTGGTTATAAGTTACATAATTAAATGCGGGAGTTGATCCGCCAATTCTTTCATTCACATCAACGCCTGTGATCGTGGCAGAGGCGAAACTGTTCGCGGCAATAATAAAACCTTCTTTCGAAAAACCTGGACTGCATTTCTCAAGATACAATCTTGTTGAACTTGAGATAGATTTCACCACACCATTAGCGACCGGTCGGGCAAAGTGTAATCGTGCTGATGTTGAAGTGAAGTTAACATTAGATGCAACCACGATGTGCGAACTATTGCTGACCGAAGTCACGGTTGAAATAAACTTATTCTCAACAGAGGCACCGACAGTCTCATCAGATATATATATAAAATCGCCAGTCTGAAAAAACTTTTCAAGATCATTTGTATCAGCTGATGGGGATGTTATAGCAACTGTGCTTATTGATGAATTTACTGTTACCAAATCATTTAACTCAATTGTCTGAATTTGTCTAACAAGTTCACCGGTTCTGAATATGCCATCTGATCCCGCGCTATTGCTTTCTTTTTCAATATAAATTTCTACATTAGAATAGAGAGGATCACGGATTAGACCAAATGTGCCAAAAGTATTTTCGGCAGAGAGTGTGTTGCTTTCATCACGAGAAAATAATGAAGAAAAACATATTGCGGTCGAGTCTAACTCCGATGCAGGATCAAAACCGTGGCCACCTGGAGGTGAAAGTATTGGCCGCACAGTTGCATTTGATGGTGTTACTACATCAGCAATACCTTGAAGAACAGATGCAGTTGAGAAAGAATAATTTTTCCCTGGATTTAAGACCTCAACCTTACTTACACTATTAGAGGATAAAGGATCGATAATAGCTCTCGCGAAAGCATTCACTGTCTGTTCGCCATTATCTGTCAACAAAACTTGCGGCGATATTTCGTAATGTGTATCCTGTGTTGGGCTTATTGAAAATGTGTTAGCGTCTGTAGTATCTACGCCTGCAATTTCTACAAATACACCACTAGTATTTCCGACGGAACTTATAACTTTCTTAAATTGTCCAGCACCGGTGCCTGAAGTAAGAGTAATAATGGTATTACTATAAAAGTTTTGAGTTGAATTTGTAACGCCAGATAACTTAAATAGTCTCTGATTACCGTCAATATGAATATCACTGGCAGTAAATGTCGTGTCAGTGATATAATTATTATAATTTTTACCGGCCGCATCAACCTTAACCACATTGATTGCCCCAGCAACAGCGGTATTCTGCACTGATGTGTTTGCAATCATAGGAATATATTCTTGTGAAGAAAACTTATTGAAATCAACCGAAGAGATCGTGTACATGTATTTCCACTGATATCCATCAGAAGTCTCATAGTAGTCATCACCGGCGGCAAAGAGTGCCTCGTCAAATGTGTTGTCCTGAAAGACAGGCTTTACAGTTGATGCTTGACCATTATTATTGAATAGACATTTGTATACATGATAGTTACTAACCTCTTGCACTACAACAAAATACTTCTTTGTACCTAATAGAGCATCTTCGTCATCATACATGTCATATTTTGTATCTGAGGCCCAATCGTATCTTTTAACCATTAGGGTAATATCACTAGGCGTTAACTTTTTACCGAATATCATATTCCTAAAAGTTTCAACCGTCAAGTTACGATAACTTTCGTTAGGTTGGGTGACATCATTCTCAGTTACACCAGTGGCCATGTGATCACCGGCAAAGGCATAATATGTTGTGTTTGCCGGTTCACCAACAGATTCCGCCAATTGTTGCAGAATGAGTGTTTTTATTTCACTGGGTACAATTTTCTTTGCCATCTTTTATCTCAGTGGTTAAAGGTTCTATATGTTATTTATGAAATACTAGCAGTATAAAATGTGTTTTGATTCTCAAACAAACTAAAACTAACAAACATCTCAGTCAAACGAACTATATCTACTGTAATATCAAGTGAAGCTCCAATATCAGATGATGTCGTACTAAAATATTTACCAAAAGGTTTTGTGCCTGAAACATGTAATACATCAACTAAAACTTTACGATAAGTATCAAAAGGTAATGAGGTTAATACTTGATAAGAATACTCTTGATAAAAATCATTGTCATGTAGGTATTTATCACTACTTAAAAACCCCCTGCGACTTGTAAAGTAACCAGGAGCAATGCCCTGTTTTCCAAGACCTAGTTTGAAAGATGATGTGACGGTCGGATCACGATTAAGCGTAGCGTTTACTGTCTCACCATCACTGTAACCAAATCCAGAGTCAATCAAGGTTGTAGTAGAAATAAAATTATTACCAGACAGCGCCTCTGAAGTGACATTCGCGTTTAACCCAGTCCTAGGATAGTTTCTAAATTCGTTGACATATGACAATGTAACTGTAAGACCCGTTTCAAGACTTGTAAAAGTTTCACCTACAACAAAATCGTTTGTTGATGGATCGTCGTCCGAAATGGATTGAAAACCTCTTGATGTGGGTAGTGTAATTCTAGTTGCGTTGATAGTCTGTGTATTTAGGTCATGTGAGGTGATTACCGCCTTGGCATAACCGGTGTTTCCTTCAATCGTTTCGCCTACGACAAAGTTTTGACCGACACCCGAATATTTTAATTCATAATCATATCTTTCCAAATAATAAGACTTTGGTTCGTGTATTATAAAAATGGGGTCTTTGGCGTATAGTTCGCCTTGAGTGGTCTGAACAATGAACTCAACAGAACCAATCGAAACATCTTCGAAGGTAAGACCGGTCGTGGCCGTATAATCAATATTGGCAGCGCCACCGCCATAAGTAGTAGAGACATCTAAATTTGCAGTGTTGTATCCAGTAATATTACCTATAATAGTATTAGAGTAAAAATTGGTATAAGTTACCTGGTTGTTGCGACTACTGACGGTAAAGTTTGCTGGTGTGCGATAACTAAAAACTCTACCATTTGAATAAGATCCGGTTTCAACGCCGTATGTATTGGCATTTTCATAGAATATATTATTGATACTGATTACACCAACTTGAAACTCACTTATTTTTTCAATAGCATATGACTGTGCCGTAGATCGCGAATATATTGGGCGATCTGTTCTGAACGCGCCTGCGCCCGGATTTGTTGTTACTGTTAGTTGATACAATGGAGGTTCAGTTTTAATTTCACTGACTTTAGCACTGGCATATTCTTGATCGGAATCATTCAGTTGATATATTGTTTCATTCACTGTGATCGCATCATTGGCGCCGATTGTATAATCAATTTTAAAAGTGTCTTTGACTCCGATTACATTTGCTGTGGCAGAAATATCAGTATTGGTTGATATTTCGCTTGACAATGTATCGTTTTTTAAGGATAATGTATTAACATCGCCTATATAGTCTGTATTAAAGGAAGAAGCTCCTGCTGGAATGGGAAGGGTGGTGTAGAGTTTAAGATCGTCAAAATCGCCAGTTACTCTGCCAGTGTTATATAATCCAAGGTTTAAATCATTATTATATGTCTGAGTCCCCGGTAAAGTATCTGAAGCAACCAAAAGACCATTTAAATATAAGTATAAATTATTTCCGCTCTTTACTAACGTATAGTGGTTCCAGTCTGTCCAAGTGGGTTGTGTAGAAGCAACAGTAGTTTGCCAACCTCCGCTCACAGTGTGCCGTATCTGCAAGCTTGGAGTGGTTGAATTGGGTGCTGTTGCACCTATGTGGATTAACTGATTGCTGTATCCAGTGCCTATGACTGCGGATGTATCTCCAAAAGCAGAGCCGTCTTGTTTGAACCAAACCGCCCACATAAAATCACTGTTGTTATTCGTGGGTGAAGTTGCAAAGCGCAAAGTGTCGCCTGATGTATATTCGAACGCGGAATTGATCACGCCATCTTGACCAGTTTCGTATGTTGGTGTAGCGCCAGAAGTGATGTTTATAGAACCACTGCTACTTCCATCGTTGTCTAAATTGCCGTTGAACTTATTCCAAACATAAGGGGTTGGGGCGATCGGTACAAAACTATCATAGTCCATTACAAATCCAGTGGCTGAAGACTTTGTTACTCTTCCCGCATAAACCACAGCATTGGTTACAGAATCGATAATCTCAACATTAGAAGATACTGTAAATGAACTCATATCTTCATTGGTATTAGCTAAATTTACACTGACCAGATTTTGTTTGATTGTTTCAAATTGTTTAAACGCTGTCTGATGGTAAAACCACTCCTCGTTCTCGTTGGTCAAGTCATTCATTAAAAGTATTGATTCTGATCCTAGAATGCTAGCATTCGCCGAATAACCCCAACCACCATTTATTAACTCAAACTCTACCAAACCTGTTTTGTCTACTACCGAGTCAACACGCAGTTTACCTCCACGGCCATCACCGTCAGTGAAAGCGATGATGTCACCCAATTTGTATCCTTCGTCATTTTTAACAATCGTTAACGATGAGAGTGATCCGAGAATACGCGCACTTACATTAGTAGATAAATCATATGTTCTTACATCTTCACCTGTTTGAAAGTTACCTGAAACATTCTCAAGATAAACGACTTCAATAAATCTAGAATTCTTCTTGACACGAACCAGTCTATCAGCATAGGCAGTTGATCCAGTTATAGTGCCAGTGATTGTCTGACCAATCAACTGTACATTGGTTTCATTCGGATCAATTTCAAGATATTGTACATTGACAAACTCATTGTCTGATGCTTTCAACAAATCATCAGCAGGATAATATATACCAGCTTCAATACCGTATATTAATTTGAAAAATAAATCTACTGCTCTCTCGGTGCCCTTTGCCCTATAAAAGTCTAAAGCATTTTTGATAAAGAGTCTTTTGTTTGACGCGGTGTTGAACTGAATATCAGGTAGATACTTGTTCTTAAATGAAACAATGAACTTCTCAATAGTCGTGTCAATGTCACGAATATCTACTAACTTTCTTGCGAGGTATTCGTGATTAAAACTTTCAGCGGTGTTAATGTATGATGAACCACCGGAAGAACTAGTACAAAGAGTCAAGTCATTACAGAGAGTGTTACACCTAAACTGATCCAGTTTATCCAGCTGAACCATATAATAAGTTGAATACACAGCAATGATTTTACCAGTGGTATTTCCCTGCGTGACTGTATCGTTTTTATTGAAATTTGTTGTATCTTCAAGTGTCAGTAGTTGAAGATTATTTTCTGCCCACTCATAATATGCCTTTACAAAGGTAACAAACATTTTTCCTTCGTCACGATAAAACGCAGGAAACTGTCCCTCAACAAGAGGACTGATAAAGTCTTCAATCTGACGCATTAGAGTCTGACCTGTTCAACAGTCACGGTAATATCTTCTGGACGGATTTTTAGAATGGTTCTTCGCTCTGACTTCACATCTAGATCAAAAGTTTTAGCAAAAATATTAAAAGATTTATCAACCAGTTCTGTAGGCGCAAATTGATTTATTACTAAAACGCCTGTCTCATAATTAACTGTACCAATGTTACGAAGAGCAACGTGGGTTCCGAATGATGTTGTGCCGATATTCAGTATACCACCGCCGTCATCCTCAATGAAACATTCGTGCCCGCTAAAGATAAATTTAGAAGATGATATGATAGAAGTTTCGTTGGCACCGTGAACACTTGGTAACTTAGGTATATTGTCTTTTAACTTGACTCCAAAATCAACGGTGAAGTTTGTAGGTTTCTTAACCACTGGCACAATCGTTTTGACAGCGAGAATCTCAGTATCGTTACTAACGATTGATATCTGAGAACTATCAATACTAGCAAGAAGGCGACTATAACGAAGCGTCTTATTAAATCCATTCAAGGTGCTCGCATTATAATTTTGAATTGATGACTTGACAATGAACTGTATATCGTTTACTGTCAACTGAGTTTGGTTCAGGTTATAACGAACTTTAGAATCCACTTTAATGTAAGTATATTCGGGTTTCACGAATATGGGATCAATGGCCAATGGCGAACGCTTCTTTATGAAACTAGCGAATGCCGCTCTTCGTGAAGGAGGTAACTCATCTGTTGATTTCAAGTCAACAGCAATAATCACTTTACCAAACTTCGGCGGCACGAACTCTTCACCACCATAAGCTGAGACATCATTGATTTCAGTAAACTGGTTAGACAGCAGTGTTTCATAATCCCTTGATGTAACAACGCGCTCTTGTGTAGTGAACGCACGAGGAGCATTGAACTTAATGGAGTCTAGACTTTCTGAGATTGTTCCACCCTTAGCAGCCTCGTTCACAACAACATTTGTAATGAGACTTGTTCCTACTTTGCCATCAGCTGAGAACAACGCAATCCCGTTAGGTAACTCACCGTTACAAGCGCGATACTGAATCGTTACGATTGCTCTATCTTTTGGTTTGCGACCAATGATACCATCACCAAATACAATCTCATATCGGTCGTTGTCTGCCGGCTGAATAAAGAATACCTCAGATGTTGATCCAAGACCAAACAGAGAATCTGATCTGGTATATGACTTGAGAGTGCCGCCGTTATCTTCAAGCACACCTACAAGAAGACTTGTAACATCAATTGTTTTATTTGATAATATAAATCGTTGTGAGTCATCGTTATTGACTACAAATGAATCTGAAACATAATCGCCTTCGTATAAATTAATATTCTCTGCGATGAAAGTATTAGCCGCAGCACCCGGCTTCGTAACAACATTATCACCAGTTACAAAAGTATAGTTGCGATTGCCCGATGTTCCAGTGAACGAGGTGCCGCGAGGAATAATAACTGAGGCCGCGTCACCATCATAGATAGATAAATTGACATTCGCAGTAGCAGACCTAAAAGAACGAGGTAAATAGTTAAGTTCTTTTGTGTGAGATATAACAGAATCGCGCAGCTGAGCGCTGTCAAGAAACATTTCACTTCCTAACATATTCAAATAAAATCCATTAAGATAACTATTATATGAAAGAATATCTAAAAGAACATTGATGTTTGACCCTTCAAAATCATAATCTTGAAAGACAGTTTGTTCTTTTAGATAATTTTTTAAATTTCCCTTGATTGAATCAAAATCAAGTGTTGTTAAGTCAGTCATTTATCTTACTCTATAAAGTGTAATGTTGAGTTTTTCGGGTGTCGGCGATGTTGATGTCGCAAACTTTAAACTTATAATTAACTCGTCTTCTTTCTCATTTGTAGTTACATTCAGTTCTAGAATTCGCACCCTCGGTTCATTATTGTCAATTGTTTTCCTAACACGATCTTCTACCTCACCCAATACTGTTTCAGAAAAAGGTTCAAACAGATACGCCGAAATAGTAGAACCGAAAGCAGGATTTCTTCTTCTCTCATATTTATTAGTCAATAAAAGATTCCTAATTGCCATAGAAACCGAAGATTCATTGGTCTTACGAGACAACTGCCTAGTAAAGGGATTAGGCAAAAAAGATTTATCAAAGTCACTATATATTTCATAGTCAGCATCAGTCTGCTTATACTCCTGATTATTCTTTATGATTCTTGCGGCCATCTGTTATACCTTATGCGTTTTTCGGACCACCGGTGTCGCCGGAAATAGTAAATCCATCCGAGAATGTATGAGTGTGCGCGGCGAAATCAAGACCCGAAGTTGATCCAGTTGTACCAGAAGCACCGCCACCATCCGTGAAGAAGTGTTCGTGCGTCTTCAGATTAATAGTATCAGCAATGACATCCGTTGTACCTGTGACTGTTGCTCCAGTTATATTGCCTGTTGTAGTAATATTTGCTGCCCCGAAATTTGCAGTTGTAGCGCCACTCACTGTAACCGAAGAACCAGAAACAGTAATTGTCACTGTCCCGTTTGTAATTTTTACTGTTTGATTTGCATCTATTTCGATATGCCCCGCAGAAGCAGCATTAGGATATGGATTATATGCGCCAGCAGGATTGTTTGCGCTAAATGTACTGTTAGCAGTTAATCGAATGCTTCGAAGTTCTATATCTAAATCTTCAAGTTCTTCTGGTATTGCTGCTGACTCTGCATCTTTAGTTACTTTTAATGTTTGAAATTCAGTAACTAAATCATCAATCTCGCTTTGAAAACTTGTTACAAATTCCGGTGTAGTATATGCCATTATCAATTATCCTGGAATTGTTA